TCCAGCCCTGCAGGTGCAGGCCGACGGCGCGCCGGCGCTCGGCCGGTAGACGGCCAAGGATCTCTTTTACTAGACCAACCAGTCGCTGATACTCGACACGCATCTCCGGTGAGGCCAGGGTATCGGCGAAGTCCGCCCCTTCGGGACCGCCGTTCTGTTCCAGTGGCAGTGGCATTTGCGCCTCGCGCCTCGCTTGGACGCGCCGCACGGCGTCAATCGTCACCGTTGCCGCAATCCTATATAGGTAAGACGGTAAATGGGCGATGTCCTTCTCACCGGAAACCGCACGCCATAACCGAAGGCAAGCCTCCTGCATGATGTCATCAACATTTAACCCTGCGGTCCCACGGCAGTGAGAAGCAATGGCATTGCGCAAGAACTGCCCATATCGTTCCAGAATGGAATCAAACCGGGCCGCGGTTTTGAGATCCTGCAATTCGCACCGCCTGCTGTGAGGTGAGAGAAGTTGTGCGATTCCTGCGTCTGTAACCCCTGCGCGGCGATTATACAGCGCCGAACTACGTGGATCAATCAGTCCGCCCTTCTCACGAACCTGCCATTCTCTTTGGGAGACAGTTGAGACGTCCAGGGATCGAGGCCTCCGAATCATCGAGGGAGAGGAAGACGTGAAAAGCGCTCTCGCTGCCCGTGTAGGGTGACTGGAAACGTGGGCATGGCAGGGAGTATAGCGCGGGGAGTATAGGAAGGCTACGGCACTGGCGCGTACACGACCTGAACACGGCGGTGTTGGCTGAGACGCTCAGGGTGGTGAGTTTGTCAAAACCTTTTGGGGACCCTGCTACCGTGGTCTGGTGGGGTGGGCGCAATTCTTCCGCGACCAGGCACCCTGCCGCTGCGGACACACCCGCGGCGAGCACCGCGCCGGACCGATCCACCAGATTGTGCGGCGTCTGCAGGGCCACCCTGACGCTTGTAGGGCCTGCTCCTGCCGCGGTTTTCAGCCGGCGAAGGGTTGAGACGGAGAGATCACCCTGCGCGGCGAGACGGTGTTAGTGTGCCGATTGCATGACCACCATCGAACTCTGCGAATCCACCGGGCTTACCCCGCGTGAGCTCCAAAACTGGATCGAAAACGGCCTTCTCGAGCCCGCCGGAATGGTAGGAAGGTCCGCCGGCGGTGGAGTCGGCCGGGAATTCACCACCGACCAGGCCGAACGGGCCCGCATCCTCAAGGCGCTACACACCAAAGGCGCGAAGCTGAGCCAGCTGGCGCGCGCTAACCTGGCGTTCGACGGCCAAGCGTTCGTGGTCTACGACGGCCGGGAGCTGCGGGCCTGCCGGGACGCCGCCGCGGCGATCGGCGCGGTTGTGCGGGCGAAACGCTCCTGCTCGGCTGTCGATCTTTCGGCCGTCCGCGAGGGCGGTGCGGAATGACATTGCAAGAGTGCTCCCTCAGCGGTTCCCGGCGCCCGCATTCTCCAGCGCCGCTAGCCTTGACTCCATCACTGAAAGTCTGTTCAGTTGGGCCTTGAGTGCTTCAATTTCGCGTCGCTGTCTCTGCACTTCATTTAACAGCATGGTGCTCAGCACCTGATACTTCACCGTTTCGATCTGGCCGTCAGCGGAATGGGCCACCAGATCGGGGTAGACCTCAGCAACTTCCTCGGCAATCAGGCCATACTGGATGGGCTGAGAGCCATCAGAAAACGGCTTCTGATAGCGGAAGGTCACAGGCCGGAGCCGCATCAGGCCGCGGCTGGCGTCGCCCATGTCCTGGATATCCTGCTTGAAGCGCCGCGAAGAACTGACCGTGCCCAGCTGACCGGCGGAATCGATCACGATCGGGATCGCGTCATTGTTGGCCGTCGTCACGCCTCGAACACCCGCTGCAAAGAAAGAAGTCTGTGTGCCGGGAGTTCCAATGCGAATGGCGCCGCTGTCGACACCAGAGCCTTGACTGCCCATGTGAATGTTGTTGCTGTTGCCGCCTGAGACGTTGGCCGCCGCGCCTTGCCCGATGGCAATGTTGTTACTCCCGGTGGTGTTGTTGACCAGCGCGGCTTCGCCGCTGGCCGTGTTGTAGCTCCCGGTGGTATTGTTCTGCAGCGCGCTGGTGCCGCTGGCGGTATTTTGGTTCCCGGTGGTGTTGAAATACAGCGCGCCAACGCCGGTGGCCGCGTTGCTGCCGCCGGTGGCGTTATTGGTGAGCGTGCTGGCACCGCTGGCCGTGTTGTAGCTCCCGGTGGTATTGTTCTGCATTGCGTAGGCGCCGTTGGCCGTGTTCGTGGTCCCCGTGGTATTGTTTTGCAGCGCGAAGGTACCGCTGGCCGTGTTGTTGGACCCGGTCGTATTGAATTGCAGTGCGCTGGCGCCGCTGGCCGTATTTTGGAATCCGGTGGTGTTGTCAAGCAACGCAGCGGCGCCGGTGGCCGTGTTGATTGACCCGATGGTGTTGTTTTGCAGCACGCCGAGACCTATAGCTGTGTTCAAACCAACGCTCGATACCTTCACCAAAGGGTCGCCCTGGTAACGGATACTCCCGGTGAAATTGATGTCCCCTGCTACATCCAGTTTGGATGCCGGGGTTCCTGTGCCGATCCCCACATTGCCACCAGTGTCCTGAAGAATCACCCTTCCGCTGCTCAACGACGAGCGCACATACCAATCTCCTGAGGCGCCAAACTGGATATGGGACTGCGACCCAGCTAGGTCGGACCTGTAGAAGTTGGCCGTGCCGAAGGGTGATACACCATTTCCCACAACGGTGAGCGAGCTGTTGGGGCTGCCAGTTCCGATCCCCACATTGCCACCGGTGTCCTGAAGAATAACCTTCCCGCTGTTCAATGACGAGCGCACATACCAATCGCCGGTGGAGCCAAGCTGGACATGCGAAAACCGCCCGCCCAGGTCAGACCTGAAGAAATTGGCCGTGCCCAAGGGTGATACACCATTTCCCACAACGGTGAGCGGACTGGTGGGGCTGACAGTCCCGATCCCCACGTTACTGCCATTATCCACCACGATCGAGTTACTCAAGTCACCAGCCGCGTTGATGAATTTCACCAGCGAGTTCGGACTGGGAGTGCCCACTATCGCCTTTGGTAACGGCGCCTTGGAGTTACTAGCGGAACTCGCTGTACCGCCATTAGACTCGCCCGCAGCCATCCCTGGCCGCTCCCCTGAAGGTGTCCGCAGATAGGCCGAGGCGGGCAATCCGCCCAAGGTGTCGGCATCCGAAGCCTTCAGCGCGTACGGTACACTCACCAGTTGGACGCGGGGCTGCTCCTCCTCCCCAGGGCGGTTGAATCGGATACCCAGCCAGCGGGCCTCCCCGGAGGTGAACAGGTCGGAAGGCAACCCGTCGGCTGAGGTAGAGCCGAGCAATCCGCTGTACCGGCCCTCGGTATCCAAAGCGACGTTCTGAATCTCATGCCAAAGAGGGTCCCCGCCCTCTTTGTCGCGATACACGGACAAGGTTACGCTCTCGACAGACGCGGATGGTTGACCATCGAGGGGGTGCAGCACGGCATTGAACCGAACTAGGCGCGGCATCGGGGTGGCAGGTTGAGATTGTTGGGCGGGAAGGCCCACAGCCATCTCTAAGCAGAGAACGACGGCGGCTGAGCGCACAAGGGCGATCGATTGCATTGTTCTTCTCCAATTCCTGAAAAACGTGGATTCCCAGGGTTCCCTAGGGTCTGCGGGCCGTTCCGAGGTTCGAGAACGGACCGCACGGATGCGTGAAGCGCTCCAAGAAACTATCACAATCCGCCACAGGCGTCACTGCGGCCGGCGTTGTCGATCCTGCTCGATCTGATCGGATCGTCGACGACTTGTACTTTGATGTCGAAGACGCTCATTCGGGCACGCTCCCGCCAAATTCCCGCTCGCACGCATCGGCAAACGCGCAGTACCGCCGGCTGCAAACGTTCGAGCTGCGGTTCGGTAGGTAAAGGCCGCCGGCGATGCCCTCCGCGACCAGCGGATACATGCGCCCGACGAGCTTTTCGCCGCTTTCGTCCGGCGTATGCTCGATCTGCACCAGCTGCGGCTTCTTCGTCGCGACGAGCGAATCAAGACGCGCTTCGCCCGATCCGCCGTCGCCCAAAAGCTGGATGTACGTTGACAACTGGAATGCATGATCGCCTGAGATCTTCGATGGCTTACGTGATGTCGTCTTGATGTCGATTACGCGGCCTTCGCCGTCGATGATGTCGATGATGCCGCGGACGGGAACGCCTGCGATCGAGCCGGAAACCGGAACCTCCACCGCGGCCGGTTCGATCGCCGGAGCCGCTTCCGCCAGGTACTTGTGCGCCAGACGGGCTCCTGAGGCCTTGAGATCTTCGACGTCGTCGTCCGCGGCGAATTCCGCTTCCGTCGCGACCTCGTCCCAGATCATGTCCCAGTCGCCGGCCAGGTCCGCGGCATCGAGGATGACTCCCGCGATCTTCGCCCGCATGTACTGCTCGATCGCCTTGTGAACGGCGCGACCGCGAGCGGCGGCGCCGCTAGCCGGATCCGGAAGCCCGAGGCCGTACCGGAACCACCACTTCGCGGAGCAGGAAAGAAACGTGGACGCCTGGGAGGGCGAGAGGACCTCGCCCGGCAGTGAAGTAGCGTTTGCGTTAGGCTGCATTGGAATTCCCGCCCTGTTTTGAAAGATTGATGAAAACGGTGGTCATCATGGCGCGGATATCGTCGGAGCGGACGGCATTGCCGTGCTTGGCGCTCGCGTAGTTGACCAAGTCTGCGTAGACATCGACGAGCTGCTTGGTCTGCGACGAGAGCGCCTGCGCCCACTTCGGCTGTGCTTCCTGGGCGATCTGCGCGGCCTTGCGGGCCTCTACCATCTGGATGGAAGCCGCAAGCTGCTGCTCGAGCTGCGAAGGCGGTTGCGGTGTTTGAACGACGAGCGTACCGTTTTTCTGCTCGCCGACGACGAATCCGACTTTGCTGACGGACCACTGAATGCCTTTGCGGCCACCGCCTTTGCTGACTTCGGCCTTGACGATGTCGATCGGCTCACCGGGCCGAATGTTGAGCTTGCGGCACTGATCGGTGAGGATCTGGCCCACCGCTTCCGAGACGTAGAAGCTATTGCCATCGACGGTCGCGAACATGTGCTGCATGCCGCCGAACTGCGATTCGACCGGCTTTCCCTCGATCGAGCGCAGGCGAACCTCGACCGGAACGTTGGTTTGAAGTTTGATGACTGCCATTATTTTTCCCCCCTGAAGCATCAGATACGCCGCGACGATCGCCCAAAGAGCGACCAGCGCGATCATGAAAACCTTGTTCTCAACGAGCTTCATTAGCGGACTCCTTGCTGGTGATCTCCGGCTCGCCGAAGATCGCAATCAGTTGGCGCCGTATCTGCTGGCGCTCGAGTGGCTGCAGTTCGCGGCCGGTCGCACGCACAACGCGCTCGTTGATGTTCTCGATCGTTGCTTCGATTTCGCGGGCGGTCATTACGCGGCCTCCTCTTCAACGACACAGGTGTGTTCGCACGCCTCGCAGATCGTCATGTCGCAGATGTCGCAATGCGAATGCACGTTGGTGACGTGGCCGCAATTGGCGCATTCGCGGGTGCGGCCTTCGTATGAAGCTCCGTAGATCATGATTTCCTTTTGCGCTTTTAAGCCTCGCGGCACCGTTACAAGATCATAATAGCTTGCTATCGATAGAAAGTAAATAGCGGTAGCAAGCTTTTGTTAGAATTTTGTCGTGGCAAAGAAAAAGAATGCTGCCGCGGTCGCGTTGGCGAAATTGCGCATGAAAAAGATGAGCGCGGAAGAACGGAGCGACGTTGCGCGTCAGGGCGCTCATGGGCGTAGTGCTAAGCTCACCCCGGAACAACGAAGCGAGATCGCGCGCAAGGCCGGCCTGGCCGGCGGTCGCGGAAGGAAAAAGAAACCATGAGCGTGGTCACTGAAAAACTAACGCGTGCTCGTTTCCGCGAGTTGTATGCGGATCAGAAACCGAACTTTGAACTGATCGATGGAAGAGCGGAGCAGAAAGCCTTGGGAAGCAAACGTCACGCGCGCTTGCAGGCGATCCTCAGTCGCATGCTGGAAGAACTGGGATTGCGCGGCTACACCGAACTGACACTGGAGATTAGCAACACCTGGGAGCCGGTCCCGGACGTGGTTGGGATGCTGGGCGGGGAAACCGGTGAAGTGTATCAGAGTGAGCCGCCCGCGGCAGTAGTTGAGATTCTGTCGCCCAGCGACCGCTTCACAACGCTCGACGAGAAATGCCGCCGCTATGCCGAGTGGGGCGTGCCAGACATTTTGGTCTTCGATCCGGTTGGCTGCCGCGTCTGGTCCTGGGATAGGGATGCTGACGGCCTGACCCGCTGCCGCTCAACTTATCGCTTTCGCAGCCGGCCGGGGGTGGAGTTGTCGCTTGTCGAGGTTTTCCGGCGACTGGAGCTGAGCTGAAGAACCCAGGCTGGCAACGTCCAATAATTTTCGCCGGTTGGCGAATCCGGCGATATCATTAATCGCATGAATAGGTTGCACGCGTCCCAATCGGAAACGAACACCCTGTCGGAGAGTTACATCCAAAAGTTCATGGCGACGTACGCCGAGAGCGGCGACGTCTGCGCGGCCGCTAAGTCCGCGCGGCTCAGCCTCGCCACGCATTACCGGCTGCTGGAAACGTCGGAGCTGCGTGCCTGGTTGGCAGACCGGTACCGGGAGCATTCGGTCGTGGAGCATTCGGGCGCCATCACCCTTTCCGCGGAAGAGGCATCTTCAGCGCGGGAAACGCTGGCGCGGCTCATTCCGATCAAAAGGGAGCGGGTGCAATGAGCAAGCGAAAGGCAAACAAGCCCATCCAGCCCGACCGAAAACCGGACGATTCTCCACAACCAAATGCCACGAATGCCACAAAAATAGAGGAAATCCTGAGCACTCCGGCCCACAAAACCACGGCGTCCCGCTTGCGCACCTTTCTCGACACATATGCCAAAACTGGCCGCGTGCACCGGTCCTGCGAGATCGCCCACATAACTCCCAAAACGCACTATCGGAGATTCGAAGTGGATCCCGTGTATCGTCGAGCATTTGAGCGGGCGGAGGCGCAGGTTGGTCAGATGCTCGAGGATGCAGCCGTCGAACGGGCGTTGGACGGGGACAATCACCTGCTGTTGGCATTATTGAAGCGGTTCCGGCCGGAAGCCTACCGCGAGCGCGTGTCGGCCGAGGTCTCGGGCACAATCAACTTGGTGGACCGGATGACGGCCGCGGTGGAGCGCGTACGCTTGATGAGGCATAATGAACCCGCTGAGCGCGCCGGCTGACGCCGATCTGGTCGAGAAGGTCGCCGAGTACGTCGATGATCCGTTGGGGTTTGTTTATTTCGCATATCCCTGGAAGGAGCGAGGCCCGCTGGAGGAGTATGACGGGCCCGACCACTGGCAGCGCGAACTCCTCGAAGATATCGGGCGCGAAGTACGCCGCCGCGGCTTTGACGGCCTCAACGCCGTCCTGCCTATCCGGCAGGTGATCTCGAGCGGGCATGGGATCGGAAAGAGCACCATCAGCGCCTGGATCGCCGACTGGATCCTGTCGACTCGTCCTAACTCGCAGGGCACGGTGACTGCGAACACCTACCCGCAATTGCAAAGCAAAACCTGGCCGGCAATTCTGAAGTGGACCCGGCTAGCGATCACGTCCCACTGGTTTGAACTCGGCGTACAGAAGATCTTCGCCAAGGCCGCGCCCGAATCCTGGTTCGTGACTGCGCAAACCTGCAGACGGGAGAATTCGGAAAGCTTTCACGGCCAGCATGCGGCGCGCTCCACAAGCTGGTATCTCTTCGATGAAGCTTCGGCGATTCCGGACGAGATTTGGGCCGCGGCGGAAGGCGGACTGACCGACGGAGAACCGATGATTTTTGCGTTTGGAAATCCTACCCGGAACAGCGGACAATTCCATCGCATCGTCTTTGGTAGCGAACGCGACCGCTGGAAGCAAAAGATCATTGACTCGCGGGCGGCGAAATTCACCAATAAAACGCTGATCAATGAGTGGATCCAGGATTATGGCGAAGATAGCGATTTTTGCCGCGTGCGCGTCCGCGGGATTGCGCCGCGCGCCGGCGAGCTGCAGTTCATCGACCAAGAGCGCGTCTGGCAGGCACAGCAGCGACAGGTAATCACATTCTCGGACGATCCGCTCATCGCGGGCTTCGACGTTGCCGGCCGCGTCGGCATGTTCCACATGCCGGGAACGCGCACTGATGGCGGCGAAACCGGCAGCACGCGGCGGGAAATCGGCCACAGCGGCGCCTGGAATGTGATCGCGTTCCGCCGCGGCCTCGATGCGCGCAGCATTCCGCCGGTCCGCATACCGGGCGAAGCCACGCGTGACCGCTCGGTCATGCTGGCGAAACTCACCGAGATCCTCAGTGACAAACGTCCGGATCGCAAGGTCGCGATGATGTTCGTGGATTCCGCATTCGGCGCCCCCTACGTCGAGCTCCTCCGGTCGATGGGATACGACAATGTTCGCGAGATCAGCTTCGGAGCCCCGTCTCCTGACCGGCACCAGGCGAACATGCGAGCGTTCATGTGGCATCGCATGAAGGAATGGCTAATCAGCGGCTCCATCCCCAACGACATCATTCTCGAAACGGATCTGACGGGGCCGGGATATCACCTGAACCGGTCGGAGCAGCTGGTCATCGAGTCGAAAGCGGACATGGTCAAGCGCGGCGTAGCGAGCCCGGATTATGCGGACGCGCTTTGTTTGACCTGGGCCGCTCATGTTCCACCTGCCGCCTCGCCGGAGGTGCTGGCGGAACGGTTCATCGGCGGATTCACCAGTTCGTGGATGGGCTGAGAATGGGCAGTTCAGGCGCTCGCGCAGCTTATTTTTCAGCGTTTCAAAGACATGAGAGTTCCGCGGTTCGCATGCCGGCGATGGCCGGTCCTCGGCTGCGAACTGATTGAACCAAGTTGCCTCGAGACCCCGCGCCAGGCCAGGAAGTCCCGAATCTGGCCCTCCAACATGGGGTAGCGGGAGGGAAGCTGCGATAACGCCCAACAAGAACCGGCACTTCTGTGATTCTCACGCCCAGAAACCAGTCTCCGAACTACGCGAAGTCG